GAATGAACCTCCTGTAACAGGGTTTCTCATAACAATCTTCAACACCTTGGTTGGGTCTTTAACCCAGATAGCAGGCATTGTTTGTGTCATGAATATATGGTAATCATTGAACTGACCAGAAGACTGGAAGCCTTGGGTACGACCCATGTAGTCCATAGTACCGTTTTGATACCACCACTTCAATTGATTATCCCAAGACAACTTCAACAAGAAGATGTTATCGTTGGTGTTATCAGTAATATCGAAGATGATGAAGCTATAAGATGACAATGGGAAACCATCAATGATTGGGTTTTCAATGTCATTTGTATGCAAGTTATCAAATGCAGGATTCAATACAAACTTCACGTTTGCCAAGAATGGAATCACATATGATGTGAATGCAAATCCAAAGTTCAAGTCCATGCTTTGACCAGAAATTGCACCAATACCTGCATCAGATGCAGCTTGGATAACAAGACCTGAAGCTACAGCCTCTCTACGGATTGCTTCATTTACCATTCTCATACCTCCCATACCAGTTTGTACAATCAGTTGACGCTTAGGATCTGGACCCTTGAATTCAACCTTACCAGCATAGAAGTTATAGATTTCAGAACGGAACAAATCCAAGCTAAAGCCAGACTTGTTGTATACACGCTTGAATGAGTTATCAAGCTGCTTCCAGAGACCGACTGACAGACGGATATCATCTGGACCATCCTGACGTACTCTACCTCCTTGTCCCCACATCAAGTAGGTTTCAATGTCATTTGCAACTTTAGTCAAGTGTGCAGCTTCCAAAGTAGTCAAGAAGGTACGAGATAATGAACCATTGTTCATTGCACGTTTAACATAATCCTTACCCATACGGCTAACCATGGTATCCAAGTTAGCTACAGCAGGATCAATGTTCTTATCAAAGTTTCTCCAGATTTCAGTTACAGGTACAGTACCATCTGCATTCAAACCACCCTTGATCATAAGATCAGCACGGCTAGAAATAGAGTAATGTACGTGTGCTTCTGCACCACCTACAAAGTTGTAGAATTCACGGAAGCCAGTAGCTGTGATGATATCAGAGAATCTTTCTCCATATTCACCACGAGCAGAACCTTTACGGAAGATTTTGGTACCAGATACAAGATACTGATCAGCATCAATACCGTTACCAGTATCATTGTTTACGAGTTGTACAGTGTACAAGAAACCGTCACCGAGAGGAAGGATATCATCTGCAGTAACATACATTTCAAAACCATTGTACTTGTCATAAGTGATGATATCACCATGACCAAATTCTCTGCGTGACAATTTGATCTGGAAGGTAGTACCATCAAGACCTACAATGCCTGCAGCTTGTGAATCTACAATGTAAGGAAGATCCTGAACTACAGGAGTCTGCCACTTGTATTCACCACGTGCATTGTCTACATTAATTACGTTCTTACCACCAAAGGAAGACATCTGATAAAGCGGCATCTCAACCTTTTGTGCCATTGCCCAAAGGTCAACTGGTCCAAGGTCCATCGGCTCCGCATTCTTCAGCATGTTAACCAGGTGGTATGAATCTACGTGCGAACTAGCCGCATAATTGGTATCTCGTAGAAATATACCATTGTTTAAAACTGGAGTTGCCATTTACTTATTTATTTAATTAAAAGGGTTATCGTTTATCGTTTAAAGAAGTTACCACCACGTGGGATTCTTCTTTGTACTGTTTCTTCTTTTTCAACAACAGGGGCACTTGTCTGCATCTTAGCTTGTTCTGTCTTTAATTGACGAACTGTCTTTTCTACAGCTTCAGACTTACCCTGTTCTTTTACTTTAGCTCTGTAACTATCTGGATCTGCTAAAAGCCATAAAGCTTCAGCAATCAATGGATAGTTAGGTTCAACATACTGATATTTCTCTAGAAGGTGCCCTAACATATTAGTAGGTCTTCCTGAAATAGATGGATAGTTTGGTTGTACAAGACCGTTATACAACATGCCTTGAACCTTTTTATCCAGCTTCAGTCCGTTGATATCAGCAGCACTTACAGTATTATATACATTTTCCATGTATTGTTGTGCAGCTTGCTGCTGTTGTTGACGCATTTGTTCTTGTTGTGCAACTCTGTGTTGTACAACTTCTTCTTGCATTGCATCCAATTTTGGTTTGAACTTCAATGCTTTAGCTTCAAGATCCCCACGATCTTTCCATGCATCAATTTCTTCTTGAATATCTTCTGGACTTCCGAACTTAGTAACTTTAAGATATTCTCTTACAATTTGTTCTTGGTCCTGCTCCACTGTTGGATTTAATTCCCTAACCTCCTCTGCTGCAGAAAGTACCTTAAATAAACCTTTAAGGTCTTGTCCTCCGTCTGCTACATATTTAGCAGCATATTGCAATTCTTGAGGCAGTGAATCAAAGAATTCAATTGGGGTTTGCTGACGTACTTTATTTTCAATTTCTTGAAAGTTTGCTTCAATCAGTTCTTGATAGTCTTTTAATGAATATTCCTCAAGAGGTTTATCATCATCAAATGGAATTATCTTACCAGCTTCAATTAGTTTATTAACTACCTCAGCCATTCCATTCTTTTCTACCTTAGGTCTTCCAGCTTTTGTTTCAGGATTTTCTTCCGTCTTTGTTTCTGCCTTAAGTCTAAAGTCGCTATCAGGATCTACTTCCTGAATTACGTCATCAATCTTTACTTCTGGTTCCTTTGTTTCATCTTTTTCATCAGATGAATCTTTGTCAATAAAACTGAGGTCTACAGATCCTCTTGAAAATACATTAGGTTTCTGTTCCTCTGGAAGCATAACGTTTTCTGCTCCCGGTGTTCCTAAAAAGTCTAAACTATCTAGGTCAATATCTACTTGCTCTATAGACGTAGTCTCGGCAGTAGCTGTTTCTTTTTCACTCATTTTTTGTTGGTTTTATAATATCAATATACACAAAAGTATAGATTTAAACTTTAAAGATTAGCACATTAAAATAATAATGTGGCACTTTATAGCAAATAGGGTCAGAATTTATTATTTTTTCTTCTTCTCGTTGCTCTTTTTATCATACTTATTCTTATTCTCTCTTGCTATTTGCAGTTGTGTATTGGCTATATCTCTTTGGGTATTAAGTTTCTGCTGCTCAACATTCATTTTTTCTCTGTTCTCAGCCATTCTATTAACCTCTTTTTCTTTCTGCAGGGTAATGTTCTCATTCTCAATACCCATCTTATTAATCTGAGTAAGGGCATCCATATAGTCTGATTGCTGATTCTGATTAATATCAACGGTAGCACCAAATCCAGCAGATCTAATTCTAGCCTCCTGAAGTCTGGTTTGTCTGTTAAGATCATTCTGCTGTGCCTCAAATTCTCTCTTAAGTCTTGCTTCTTCAGCCTGAGCCTGCAGTTGTTGTTCCTGCATCTGTTGCTGTTGCTGCATTTCTTCTTGACGCATCTGCTGTTGTTTCTGTTCAGTCTTCTTAAGAACCTGATCAACATCTGGAAGAGATTCAGCCATCATCAACTTACCTAAGTCATAGATTGAAGCACCTGTAGTATTGTTATTAATAGCCAGTTGCTTCAGTTGTTCTACTACGGCTCTATGATTTGCTTTCGTTGTACAGAATATATTAAGATCTCTAAGGAGAAGGTCTGTTCCGTTAATCTCAAAGTTCTTACGTTCTTCCGTAGTAGTTAAGTACTGTAGTCTTACAGAAGGTTGAGTAGCCTGATAGAACTGTGCAAGATCTGTTCTCATCTGATGTACTCTAGGCATCAGATAATCAGAATGCTGCATAAAGTAAACCTCAGTTTGAGCATAACTAGCATTAACAGATTGCTCAACTCCAGTAGCTGTTTGCTGAGATATCTGTTGTCCCATACGTTGAGGTGTAATACCAATAACCTCAAATGCTTGATTCTTAAAGTATCCAGCAAGATTAATCCTTGACATCAAACGATTAGTTTGTTCAAGGTCAAGCTTTTGGTAATGCTGGAATGAAAGAGCATTCTCTGTATTAGTAATAGAAGTATCCAGAGGTAACATCTGGAAATTCTTCATTGCTACATATGCCTTAGCAAGATTGTTCTTTCCCCAATCTTCTCCCAGACTGTGTCTTGGTAAAGCATTCTGATCTAACAAGATTACTGTTCCAAGCTCATCTACAAGAATATCTGCAATCTGGTTATTTACAATGTTGTAGCCAATCTGGAATGGCTTCATTAAGTCTACAAGAGATGTAGATCTTGTATTTCTATCTGAGAATACAGATCCCTCTACAGGTAATTTACAGCCATAGATTGTATCATCACCTTTGAACTGGAACTTTAATGGGCCAATATTATTAGTATTAATACCAAGATAAATTGGATTAATACCACCGGGGTTATTAGTTCCCCAGTATGTAGGATGGTTTGGTCCAATCTTAACTCCTCCCCATACTTCATTAATCCAAATCCAATCAATGTGTTCTCCAAATAAAAGATTCTGCTTACTCTTATTCTTAAAGAGGTCAGTATTATATAATGGCTTATCAGTTACACTATAGGCTTCATCAACAATATCTGTTGTTACCTGACCGAGATCATCAATTTTAGTTAAATGACCAACTTTTCTTTGAGATTTCCAGTATACTGTAGTTACTCTAAGGAGGTTAGTCATACCCATATCAAAGTAATCCTCGCTATCTGCAAGAATCCAGTTTACAATATCACCACCACGTAGCGTATTATCCCACATAGATGTGTACTGACGGTATCCTAAAGACGGCATGTTTGTATTCCAATCATGCGGTTTAGTACCATCATAGTAAGTACCATCATTCTGATATCCCTGTAATGGATAACCAGCTGATCTTACAGGATAGATAAGTTCTAATGTTTCCATTTGATCTTCTGTCATTAACCAACCATAGCGGTCAATAACATCAGCAACGGTCATCATATCAAACTTTCCTACCCATTGTCCCTGAGATATATATCTTACATCAGGTGATTTGTGATAAAACGTAAGAACTGGATTCCATAATTCAACATCATAATCATCTTCAAGCATTCTAAAATGCCAGAATTCCCTATCAGTAATGAGCATATCTCTAAATGCTCTTTCTTCTAGTTCATCTATTTTAAATCTTTCTACGTCAACAGCATGTTGATGGGATGCCCATTGTTCTGATAATGATCTGTAGGTTTTATCAAAAAATGCCTGAATCTCAGGAAGTTGTCTAATTGCTTCTGGTGATGTAGCCTGTTGATATTCTTCAGATTCAATATCTACTCCATCCTCAGCAAGCTTCATCATTAATTCTCTTTCTGCATCGTAAACCAATGCCTGTTCAACTTCTTGTCTCTTTAATTCAAGAAGTTCATTATATGAAATATCATCTACAGCTCTGTAGGATACGGCACTTGCTCTTTTAGCAAATTCAGATACAAGAGTATTAATTACATTAGGGATAATTGGATAGAATTTTAATTCTAATGCAGATGCATCCTCCTTAGTTAAAACCTCTAGTAGATCTGCATATTCATTATCCTCCTCAATTATATAATCACCCTTGTCTATAATACCTTTAGCAAGCTTATAATTCTTCATCAGACGTCTAGCATTTCTACGAACATGCTGTAGTCCCTTCCATTCAAGCCAGTCTAAGTTCCAAGCTGTCCATTCATTGTCCTTTTTTTCACGTGGAACAAATTGAATTGGCTGGTTTAGAGTACCCATTTTATTGTACTCTACCTTGGCACCAGCCTTTATTTGTAGTGCGTTATATACGTTCATATTTTCTTAAACTTTTTCTTTGGATTTTTAATCCATCTTGTTATAGTATAACTTGGAATACAGTGAGCATCAGCAGCATCATTAATAGAACTATAGACTATTCCTGTTTCAAGATTTATAATGGGAATCCTAGTTTTTGAATAAATTGCTTCTTTTTCACTTTCGGATTTTTTTCTATTTCTTTGAGCAGTTGCAATACATTGCTTTTGTTTGTCTGAAATAGTTTTACCATAGTTTGGATTATTTTGACCAGACATTCTGTTAAGCATTTCTAATTTTTTAGTCTCTGTCCATTTTTTACCAAACTGTGGATTTTTTACACCCCTTTTGCTTAATGCCAATTTATTACGAGTTTCTATTGTAGGATTTTTTAAACCTTCGCCTCCTTCTGTTATGTTACAGAGAAAGCCATTAGAACCCCTTCCATATAACTTAATAAACTCTTTTTCTTTATTACAGGCTTCCTCAAAAGATAATCCCTCTAAAATAATATCCACTTTATATCCTGCAAGATTTACAATATTATGCCAATACTTATTTCTATTTTTTTTAGAATACGCTCTAGCATAAGTGTTTCTACCCATTCCTATGTAAAAGGGTTGATTAGTATCTAATCTGATATGTCTATACACGTAATGCATTGCATTATATATCTGCATGTCTTATCTTAGATTTCTAAACGGTAATTTTGGTACTTTCATTCCTGAAAATGAACCAGAAGTCCCTCCAATATGACGGAACGGACTTCTATTCAATTTACTGAAATTATTATTATTATCCAATTTTTTAGTGCCAGATTCCTCATATCTTTTCTTATACCCCCTATTAGCCTGCTGAACCTTGGCAAAAGCAACTAATGCTGCAAAGCTAACTAGTCTATCGACGTTTACCCCATCCCTGTATGCCATCATCTCCTTAAGCAGCATAGGGTCAGGAATTCTTTCTATACCATATACGGTTTTAAATACCTTTCCACTTTCATCTGTATCAGTATATAATTCCTCTTTTACAAATTCAATAGCATAACTTAGCATGTGACTCTTAAACAGAGTTCCTGTATTTCTCCAGCCATACTCCTGGAAGACGTTAGCATTTGCACCAATATCCTTAAGGAATAGTATCTGTGATCTAGGGACAAGGTATCTCTGCTTCTTTCTATAGATCATATGGTTAATAAACTGACTAATGTTATTTTCTACAATAGTCCAGGCATTATACCATTCAATGATCATCTCTAAACGTTCATGTGTTTTATTGATATCATCAAATCTACCACACCAAGCAGCTACAAGTTTATCCTGTTCAATATATGTTTCAACTGCATCCCCCTTATTTTTAGTTACCTCAACAGCTGTCTTATATACATATATGGAACACAGTGATTCTGAGGTAGTTGTCTTACCTTCTCCTACAGGGTCAACAGATGCATAGTACATTCCAAACTCAGGATCCTTTACTGGTCTTTCCCATACTACAATAACACCAGTTTTATCCTCAGTATCTTTAGTTATTGGAAATTCCCGAATTGGTAACTTATTGCTTTCAGTAGATTGTATAACGCCTCTCTCATCTCTGTATAGTTCTAGATGCTCATAGGCATACATCTTATCTTCAATTCTCCTAGTTTGTGCTGTAACCAAATGTCCAGGAAATACAGATACCGTCCTAAAATCAAATGCTTCTTTGATATTTCTAGGATGCTGTGATATACGTAACTGATAATCTTGAGGATCCAGTTCTCTTTTCCAAGTAGCAAACTGTTCATCTAATGCTTTTAACGCATCTGCAACTTGTGAATTACCGTATCTATCAATGTAAGGTGGCATTGACCATTGCTCTGGTATGAATAATCCCGACCTTCCTATGGTATTTAGTTCATCTATAAGGTCTGTTTCTACACTATAGATATCATTTGCATCTGGTCTAGTAATCATCTTTTTCAATGGTTCACATTGACTAAGGTCACCGACAGAACCAGCAGCTATAAACATACCTGTAGTAGTCATACCAGATTTCATGGCAGGTCTAATGAATTCGAAGGTTGTATCCATCTTAGGTGCAATACCTGCTTCCTCATGAAAAAAGAATTTACATGGACCACCGACACCATTTGTAGGATCCTTTTCAAAGGACATACCTTGTATTACCCCTTTTAATCCTACCTCAGATTTTCTTTTCTGTGTCCCCACATATGTATCAATCTCAATCTTCTGTTGCCAAAAGAGTGTCTTATGGGGATTCATAGGTCTATACCAAGCAGTATGCTTGTTCAGGAATGCCTCGTATTCATTGAGAAACTTCCAGGTACCCTTCTCATTGATATAATCTTTAAGACTGGCTCCCATCTTTAGAGTAACCCCTTCCTCAAACCATACCTGATTTATAAACTTACCAGCATGAAAATAGGAACTAGCTATCTGGCGTTTCTTTAATATGGCTGCATGCTTATGACTTAATTCAGCAAGCATTTCATATAATGCCATATGATACTGTGCATCACGTATATCAGCAAAACCAAACTTCTGTATCTCCTTATTAAAGATAGGCAAGAAGTTTAGCCACATATAGTAATCACGAGACAGGTACCATTTCTTATCCCCATTTATAAAGAATACCCCTTTCCTACA